AAAATATAGGAGAAAGATAAATGCCAACATTTACACATGGAAAGAATGCAGCTTTTAAAATAGATGACTCTGGAGGAACATTAAGAGATATTACTGATGTTTTAACAGATGTTGCTGTTTCAAGAACTGCAGATGTAGCAGAGGTTTCAGCATTCTCAAATAGTTCTAAGGCTTATGTAGCAGGACTAAAGGATGCAACAATAACAATCTCTGGATCTTTTGATGCAACTGTTGATGGTTACTTATCTGGAATACTTGGTGTTGCAGGATCTTTTGAGTTCTATCCAATTGGAACTACAGGAGGAAATCCTAAAGCTACAGGAGAAGCTATCATGACTTCTTATGATAGAACTCCAGATGTAGGAGGAGCTGTTAGCTTTTCTGCATCTTTTCAAGTTTCTGGAGATGTAACTGAAACAACTGCTTAGAATATAAGTAGTTAAAACAGGAGGCATTAATGAAAAGACTTAGCTTAGATGATATATCTAATGCTCCATCACTACCAGAAAAAGAAATTGAGATACCTGAATGGGATGCAACAGTATTAGTTACAGGTTTAACTAAAGCTGATGCAGTAGAAATCAATGAACTATCTGAAAAAGATGGAGTTAGAGATGAAGTTCTTTTTGAGAAACATTTACTTCTTAAAGGATTAAAAGAGCCACAATTTGATGATTTAGATCAAGTTGAGGAGTTTTACAGTAAAGCTACACCATCAATAGTAGATAAAGTGCTTATAGGCATCTATAGGTGTATGGCTTGGACTAAGGAGGATCAGGCTTCAATAGCCTCTGAGTTTCCAGAATAATACAGAGTTGGCTTTTGAATTTAGACTAGCTTTAGATTTAGGCATGACAGTTGATGCTCTAAGAAAGTCTATGAGTATGCAAGAATTTGAGTCTTGGAAGTTATACTACATAGATAGAAACAAAAAAGAGCAGAAAGCTATCACAGAGGCTAATGCTAAAGCTAAATTGAGGAGATAATGGCAAGAGCAACTTTAGAGATGTTTTTGAAGCTTACAGGAGCAGATAAAACATCAAGAGGCTTAGATAAAGTTTCTAATTCATCAAAAAAATTAGATTCAAATGTTAAAAATAGTTCTAAATCTAATGCTCAATTTGCAGCAGGTATGTCTGGATTTGGTAAAGCAGCTATTGTAGGAGCTTCTATTGCTGCAGGTAAAGCCTTAATTAATTTTGCAGCAGATGCCTTAGAAGCTGCAGTTAGTGCTGAAGAAGCAGGAGCAGCTTTTGGAACTACTTATGGAGATGCTGCTCAAAAAGCAGGACAATTCACAGAACAATTTGCAAATAAAGCAGGTTTAACTAATTCAGAACTTCAACAATTACTTTCAACATTAGGTGCAGTTGCACAGGGTATTGGTTTCACACAATCAGAATCTGCTGATCTTGGTATTGAATTAACAAAAATAGCTGCTGATGTGGCTTCTTTCTCAAATATTTCTGCAGGTGCTGAGCCTGTATTAAAAGCTTTTCAATCTGCTTTAACAGGAGAAAGAGAAGCATTAAAAACTTATGGTATTGCTATATCAGAAGCAGAGGTGCAAACTAAAGCTTTTCAGATGACAGGAAAAGCTAATGCTGAATCTTTAACCAGACAAGAAAAAGCTTATGCAACTTTAGCTCTTATACAGGAAAAAGCAGCAGTTCAAATTGGAGATTTAGATAGAACTTCTGAATCTTTTGCAAATCAACAGAGAGCAGTTTCAGCAGAAGTTAGACAATTAAAAGAGGATATAGGTGCTGAACTTATTCCTGCTGCTGCTGAAATGTTGCCAATATTTAGAGAATTTGTTGAGGATATAGCTCCACCATTAATTAATGCTTTTAAAGAGACTGCTTATTTTATAGCTGATGTGGGATTAGCTATAGATTATGTAGCAACAAAAGTTGAAGCTTTTGGCAATAAATTTCCAAAAACTAATGAAGCATTAGAAAAGTTTTTTGGATTTTTAACAAAACAATCTGGATTATATAAAATAATTGATATTATAGGAGATACAGCAGATAAACAAAGAGAATTAGAAGATGAAACAAATAAAACTGCTGAAACAATAGCTGTTTACAAACAATATAGTGATGGAGTAACTAAATCAATGCAAAAAAATAAAAACTTAGTTAATTTATCTATCCCAACATATAAAAAGTTTGGAACAACAATTAAAAAGGATGTACTTCCTTTTGCAGAGAAATTAGCAGGTGTTCTTGGATTATCTGCTGCTCAAATAGAAAATTTAACAGATTTACAAAAAGATAGAGATGATGCTCAAACAGATCTTAATAGAGCTTTAGAGGAGGAGGGTTTAATAACTGCTCAAGAAGCTTTAAGGAAAAAAGAATTACAGCAACAAATAGCAGAATTAACTTTCTTTCAGGGACAGGGTAAAAATGTAACTGAGGAATTAGCAGTAGCACAAGAGGAATTAAGATTAATTGAATTAGCTTTAACTAGAGAATCAGATCAATTAGTAGAAGCTAGGAAAAGAGCTGTAGAAGCACAACAAGATTTGGATGAAGCTACTGGAAAAGGTACTTCTGCTATAGAAACACAAATAGAGGCAGCTAATAATTTGCAGGGAGTAATGGACTTCTTTAACACAGAAAATTTTAGAGATGAATTAATACTAGCAGCAGACACATTGAACTTTAATTGGAAAGAAGCCTTAGATGGTGCATTAAATGAATATCTTAAATTTAGACAACAAGTTACAGGTAAAAGTATAACAACAGAAGTAGATGAGTTTTTAAAAGCTTTAGATGAACAAGGTTTATTACCTGGAGGATTTACACCATCTACTATGGCAGATCCTGTTGAAACTCCTGCTGATACAGTAGGAGATAACTCAAATGTTAAGTCAGGTAATAATGGTGGTGGAGAACAAACAGTTATAATTCCTGTTTATATTGGAGATGAAAAAGTTGATGAAGTTATAGCAAAATCTACTAACAGACAATCTGCACAGGGTAAGACATTAAGTATTAAATAATGAGTGTAGCTTTTGATTCTAATGTTAATTTAACTTGTGAAATAGCTTTTGATAGTAATCCATTAGACAGTTCTCAAGTCTGGACAGATGTATCAGCTTATTTAAGAAGTTTTGATACATCCAGAGGTAGAATTAGCAACTTATCACAATTCCAGACAGGAACAGCAGTTGTTACTTTAGATAACAGAGATAATAGATTTTCTCCTAATCAAACAACTTATTATTATGATGCAACTAATGGCAGAACTAAAATACAACCTCTTAAAAGGCTTAGAATAAGAGCTGAGTATGATTCTACAACTTATGATCTATTTCATGGCTTTGTAGAAAGTTTTCCTATTCAATATGCAGGACAGGGTTATGATGCCTCAACAAAAATAAGAGTTGTAGATGCTTTTAAACTATTTTTTAATGCAACTCTTAATGGTATTGGATGGCAGTTAGGGATTTCTAAACTTGGATCTACTACTAGACTAACACTTACTCAAGCACAAGAATTAAGCTCTGTAAGGGTTAAAAACATACTTGATAGCTTTGGTTATAGTAATCAGGCAATATCTACAGGACAATTAGAAGTTCAAACACAATCTGAAACTGATGATTTATTAACAGCTCTTAGAAAAGTGGAAACTGCAGAAAATGGTACATTTTTCATAGCAGCTAATGGAGATGCAACTTTTAGAGATAGAAATTACAGATTAGAAAATACAACTACACCAGATGCTACTTTTGGGCAGGGAGTAGGAGAGTTACCTTATGTTGATATTATTAGCTCCTATGATGATAATAAAATTGTTAATACAGTACAGAGAACAAGAGAGGGTGGATCTACACAGATTGCAATAGATTCAGACTCAGTAGAGAGATTTGGAACTCATGTTTTAACTGAATCTGGAACATTAAATGTTTCTGATGCTAATGCTTTATCAATAGCTAGTCAGAAAGTAGTAGCCAACTCTATTCCACAAACAACAATAGAGAGTTTATCTTTTGCTCCTCAACAAGATATAAATTTATGGGAAAAAGCACTAGGATTAGATATAGGAAGTTATGTAGAAACTCAAGTAACAACTCCATCTACAGACATAGAAACTTATGATTTGTTTATAG